AAAAAGAAGAAAATTTTATAAACTATATATTACAGGGCTTAAAAACTCCTGACGCAGTTCGTAAAGCATATCCAGAGTGTAAATATCCAAGTCAATATGGATATCAGTTATTAAGAAAGAATTATATTAAGGATCAGATACAGCAACGCAATTTCCAACAATTAGAATCTGGGGTAAGTATTGCAATAAATAAATTGATTGAATTAGTAAACGATAAGAAAGCACCCAAATCAGTTCAACTATCAGCAAGCTGTCAGCTCCTAGATCGCAATAATTATTCAGGCACAAGTAAAAGCGAGATTATAAATAAAATAGAGAATCTCAGCGAGGAGCAGCTTCAGTTGGAATTAACAAGTATTTTAAACCAATTAGGTATTAATAAAGACTCTATAACACATTAGATATGATTACTTATATAATAGTATCAATAGCATTATATATACTCTTTTAATCTTGAGATAATCGTTTCGCACCCTCACGCACTCACCTAGGGCCAAATTTAATTAGAATTGGCTGTAATGCACAGAAATAAAGGGCTTCAGGCAAAAAAAATGACCCCATACCCCCAAAATGCCGAAGTGTTGCTATATATATGCTTTATTCCACACAGCGAAGGGGATATTTAGATATTAACTTTTGTTAACTACTTGTACATAGGTTAACTTTGTGGTACATAAGGGTATGTCTGATAAAGCTTGGAAGCAAAGAGAACGACAAGTAGCTGCATTTTTTGGTGGTCAGAGGACTCCATTAAGTGGTGGTAATGGCAAGATTACAAGGGCAGATGTAATTCACGATAAATTATTTATTGAATGTAAGCTCAGAAAGAAGCATACTGTAATAACATTATGGGATGACACAAATGTTATGGCAAAGAAAGAGGGTAAGACCCCTGTTGTAGCTTTGTGTGAAAAGGGTAGGGCAGGGTTTTGGATAATGGTTCATAGTGATGATCTTGATAAGGTATGATAGAATGGATAGCGAGTATAACAGCCATAGGGAGTGTATGGTTATATGGTAATGGGTGGAGGTATGCAGGATATTTTGGATTGGTTAGTCAATTTTTTTGGTGGTGGTTTTCATTTATATATGATTTAACATCTATGTATGTATTGTGTTTATTTATGACAGCGACCCATATTCGTAATATTATTAAAATGAAATGAATGATTTAGCCAGAGCATTAGAAATAGCCAAAGAGTTGGAATTTCGGAAAAAAACTAATCAGATGGCACAGTATAAGCCATATGAGTATCAAAAGAAATTTCATAACAGTAAAGCTACCCAACGATTGTTAATGGCAGGTAACAGGGTAGGTAAATCATTTAGTGGTGCTATGGAGATGTCTTATCATTGTACAGGGTTATATCCAGAATGGTGGGAAGGAAGAAAATTTGATAGACCTGTAAGATGTTGGGTTGGTGGTGTATCTAATGAAACGACTAGAGATGTATGTCAAAAAGAACTAGTAGGACAACCAGATGATCCTAGTGCAAAAGGTACAGGTAGTATTCCTCTTAAGCTTATTGGAGAAACAGTAAGAAAACCCGGAGTTCCCAATGCAATGAATAGTGTAGTCATACGACATAAGAGTGGAGGATATTCTCGTATAGGGTTTAAAGCATATGAGATGGGTAAAGAAAAATGGATGGGTGAGTCGTTAGATGTTATTTGGTTAGATGAAGAACCACCACAAGGTATATATTCACAAGCATTAACTCGTACTGCTGATAAGGGTGGTATTGTCTATATGACATTTACACCAGAGCAAGGTATGACCGAAACAGTAGCACAGTTTGTAAATAATTTAAAAAAAGGTCAAGACCTTATACAAGCGACTTGGGATGATGCACCACATATGACTAAGGAAGTGCGAGAACAAATACTACAAGCATTACCACCACACGAAAGAAAAATGAGAGAAAAAGGAATACCACAATTAGGGTCTGGATTGGTATTTCCAATTAATGAAGATGATATTATATGTGAGCCATTTGATATACCAGACTATTATCCTAAACTATGTGGCATAGATTTTGGTTGGGATCACCCTACGGCTTGTGCGTGGATAGCTTGGGATAGAGATAGTGATATTGTATATATGTATGATGGGTATAGTATGCGACAAGAAACTGTACCTGTACACGCATCAGCAATAAAAGCACGAGGTAAATGGATTCCTGTCATATATCCTATGGATGGCAGACAAGCAGATAAAGGTAGTGGTAAAAGTCTAGCTATGCAATATAGAGATGAAGGTGTTAATTTATTACGAGAACATTTTACAAATCCACCACAAAATGGAATGAAAGAAGGTAGTGGAGGTATAAGTGTGGAAGCAGGAGTTATGGAAATGTTAACAAGATTTCAAACAAAAAGGTTGAAAATATTTTCTAATCAAAGTAAGATACTAGAAGAAATTAGGTTGTATCACAGGAAGAATGGTAAGATAATTCCTATGAATGATGACATAATATCTGCACTACGATACGCAGTAATGTCATTACGAAAGGCAAGAACAAGGAATACCGAACCTATGCAGATAAAATCTGATTCTAATTTTAACATTTTTTAAGGAGTATATATGCCCTACGGAAAAGGAACTTACGGAACAAAAGTTGGTAGACCACCAAAGAAAAACAAAATGATGAAAAAGAAAAAGAAATGAACCAACGAACTGTAAAAAGTGTAATAACGGCATTGAGGAAAGCATCAAAAGCACACGCAGCACAAGCATCTAAATTAGAAAAAATGATGAAAGGTAAAAAATAATGGTAAAAAAATTATCCCCTAAACAAAAAAAAATTGCTAAGATGGCTTCACCTAAAGGAAGAATTACTGGTGCAGATTTTAAAAAAATAAAAAGAACAAAGAAAGGTTTGATGAAAAGATCGTGAAAGGTATGCACAAAACAAAATCTGGTAAAATGGCTAAAAAAGGTCTTTACTATAATATTAACAAAAGGAAGAAAGCTGGAACTTCTAGAACTAAAAAGAAATCAACTATTAGTTCTAAAGCATATGCAAATATGAAAAAAGGTTTTCCGAAAAAAAAGAAAGGGTAAGTTATGGGTGGATTTTTTTCTAGACCAAAACCTCCCCCTCCACCTCCTCCTCCTCCTCCTGCTCCAAAGCCAGAAGAAACACAGAAGGCAAAGGACAAAAGAGAGAGAAGATTAAGAGGTAAGGTTAGAGGTATGGGATATGGTTCAGGAACTACACTTGGTGGTGGTGAAGATGCAGCAACAGCCAAGACTATTCTTGGACAATGATTGTTGCTAAAACTGATAAGTCATTAGCACAAGAAGTTCTAAACTTTGTAACCCCTAGAGCCAATATACAAGGAATAGATAATAAATTTGTTCATATTGGTTATTATGAAAACGATAAAATAGTGGGAGGAACAATTTTTTCCCACTATGATGGATTTAATATTTGGATGCATTTAGCCCTTGACAATCCCAAAGCAATGAGAAGAAGTTATGCTAAACAAGTATTTGAGTATTGCTTTTATACCTGTAAGTGTGTTAGAGTAACAGCAATGACTAAACCGAGTAACACTAGATGTAGACGATTAATTGAATCAGCAGGGTTTAAACAAGAAGGTGTTGTAAGGAAAGTTATACGAGAAGGTATGAAATATCACAATGCTGTGTTATATGGATTATTAAGAAATGAATGTAAATATTTATAGGAGAGTCTAATGGGTGGAGGAATGAAAGCACCAAGTATGCCAGCACCACAACCAATGCCAGAAATTGATGATAAGGTAGCTGAATCAGAAGCAAAGCTAGAAGCTGAAAGACAAAGAATGATAGCACTCGGTAAACAAGGTTCTTATGGCACACTATTAACAAGTGGTGAAGGTGTAAAAGAAGAAGCACCTGTATCACAAACATTGCTCGGTGGAAAAAAACCAACTAGTAGAATAACCTAATGGCAAATTTTGAATACATAAAAAAAAGACTTGCACAATTAGAAAGCCATAGAGGAACTTGGGAAGAACATTGGCAAGACATTCTTGATTATGTAATGCCACGAAAAGCAGAAGTAGTATCTAAAAGAGAAAAAGGTGAAAAAAGAACAGAAGTATTATTTGATTCTACGGCTATAACGGCAAACAATTTATTAGCTGCAAGTTTACACGGAACATTAACATCTCCATCATTACAATGGTTTCATTTAAAATTAAGAAGTGCTGAACTAAATCAAAACAGAGATGTACAATTATGGTTAGAAAATTCTGCTAAAAGAATGTATGACCTATTTAATGAATCTAATTTTAATACAGAAGTACACGAACTATATCTTGATTTATGTTCTATAGGTACAGGTGCATTATTTGTAGAAGAAAGTAAAAAAGGTTTTGCTGAAGGGGGTATTCATTTTAATACATTACACATTAAAGAGTTTTATATTAAAGAAAATAATGATGGCAGAATAGATACAGTATATCGTAAGTATCAATTAACAGCACGACAAGCCATACAAGAGTTTGGTGAAAAGAATGTAGGAGAAAAAGTTGTAGAAGCAGCTAAAGAAAAGCCAGATAAAGAATTTAATTTCATACACGCAGTAGAACCAACTGAAGATTATGAACGATCTATGGGTAAGGTAAAAACTAAGTTACCTTTTTATTCTTGTCATATATGTGTAGAAGATAAGATGACAGTTAGAGAAGGTGGGTATAGTGAGTTTCCTTACCTTGTACCAAGATGGTCAAAAGCAACAGGTGAGATTTATGGTAGATCACCAAGTTATAATGCATTACCAGACATTAAAACATTAAACAAAGCTGTAGAAATAGGATTAAAAGCTTGGGCAAAAGCTATTGATCCACCATTACTTGTAACAGATGATGGTGTTATTGGTAGAGTTAGAATGACACCTGCTGGTATAACTGTTGTTAGAAACGAAGGTAGTGTAAGACCATTACCTATTGGTAGTAATTGGCAGATAACAGATATGAAAGAAAACCAATTACGAACAGCAATACGACAAGCATATTATTCTGACCAACTACAATTACAACAAGGACCTCAGATGACAGCTACAGAGGTTCAAGTTAGATATGAATTGATGCAAAGATTACTAGGACCAACATTAGGTAGATTCCAAAGTGAATTTTTAAATCCATTAATTGAAAGAGTATTTGGTATTATGTTAAGAGCAGAAGCATTAATACCTGCACCAGAAATAATACAAGGACAAACAGTAGATGTAGAATATGTAGGACCATTAGCACGATCACAAAGAATGGAAGAATCTATTGCTATTGATAGGTTATATGCATTAGCAATGCAGGTTGGACAAATTGATCCTAGTATTATGGATAACATCAACCACGATCTTGCAATTAGAACAAGAGCTACTTTATTAGGTGTTCCTAAAACTGTATTACGAGGTATAGAAGAAGTTGCAGAAATAAGAGAAGCACGAGCACAACAACAGCAACAAGCACAAGAAATGGCTATGCAACAACAACAAGCACAAACAGCATTAACACAAAACCAAGCTGTCAAAGAGTTAGGTACACCAGAAGCACGACAAGGTGCAGAGCAAGTAGAAGAATCGGCAAGGGCTTTAGGTCTAGTTGAATAATGGAATTAAAAGAATTACAAAAAATGTACAGAATTACTTTTGACTCTGGAGAAGGGAAAGAAGTATTAGCAGATTTAAAGTCTGCTTATTACCATAGGAGTTCGTTTAATACTTGTCCTTATGAAACAGCATATAAGGAAGGTCAACGAGCTGTCTTAATACGAATAATCAATCTATTAAAGGAGCAAAAAAATGATTGAAGAAACGACCACAACAGAAGGTAACCCTGTAGAACAAACTGTAGAAGACAATACAGTTTTAGGGTCTACTGTAAGTGATAATCAAGATTGGAGATCAAACTTACCAGAAGACTTAAAAAACGATCCTACATTATCTAATTTTAAAGATGTAGAATCACTAGCTAAAACAGTAGTACATCAACAAAAAGTATTAGGAAGTAGAATACCTATACCTAAAACTGATGAAGAAAGAATAGAAGTCTATAATAAATTAGGTAGACCAGAAGCTGCTGATAAATATGAAGTAAATGTACCAGAAGATTATTCTGCATTTTTTAGTCCAGAACAAATAAATCAGTTTAAAAATGTAGCCCATCAAATGGGTTTAAACCAACAACAAGTAGAAGGTCTTGTTAATTATCAAATGGAATCTATAAAGAATCAAGGAGATATGTATGCATCTCAAGTAGATGTACAAAGACAAGAATCTGAAACTATGCTTAAAAAAGAATGGGGTTATGACTATGATAGTCAAATTCGTAATGCAAGAAGAGCAATAGATGTGTATGGTGATAACGAAATAAAAGAGTTAATGAATACAGAAGCAGGGAATCATCCTGCAGTTATTCGTTTGTTTGCTAGATTAGGTAAAGATATTACCGAAGATATGGCACAAAATACGCAAAACAATACTTTAGCATCATCACCATTAGATGCAAAACAGGAGATACAGGACACTTTTAATAACCCAGATCATCCTTATCACAACCCTAGACATAAGGATCATCAACCTGCTGTAGAAAAAATGCGACAGCTACACGAAAAAGTGTATGGTAATTCTTAAAAAAGTATGATATTATTTTTTATGTATGTATTGCCCTTATGGATAACAGTACATAAAGTCTAACGACTATAAACGAGGTTTCCCTTTATAGGACAAAAACTGCATAAATAATAATATTAATTTTTAATAAGGAGAACTATAATGAGTGTTCAAATTACTACAGCTTTTGTAGAACAATATAAAAGCAATGTATTCCATTTGGCACAACAGAAGGGTTCAAGATTAAGAGATGCAGTTAGAACAGAAACTGTAACAGGTAAATCTCACTTTTTTGAAAGAATTGGTGATACTGCTGCTCTTAAAAGAACATCAAGACATAGTGATACACCTAGAGTTGATACACCTCACTCTAGAAGAAAAGTTACTATGGATGATTATGATTGGGCTGATCTGATTGACCAAGAGGACAAAGTTAGAATGTTAATTTCCCCACAATCTGAGTACGCAATGAGTGGTGCTTGGGCTATGGGTAGAGCAATGGATGATGCAATTATTTCTGCAGCTAGTGGAAATGCTTTCGGTGGTGTATCTGGTGGTACAACTGTAGCATTACCTTCTGGACAGAAAATTGTTCACGGCTCTGCTGGATTAACACTAACAAAATTAATTAGTGCAAAAGAAGTATTAGATGCTGCTGATACTGACCCAGACGAACCAAGATATATGGTTGTGTCTGCAAAACAGTTAAGCGACCTTTTAGGTAGCACAACTATTACTTCAGCAGATTTTAATTCTGTTAAAGCACTAGTACAAGGTGAGTTAGATACTTTCTTAGGATTTAACTTTATCAGAAGTGAACGACTAAGCACAGATAGCGATGGAAATCGTTCTGTACTTGGTTTTTGTCAATCTGCAATAGGTCTTGC